GAGCTTGCCAAGTGGGCAGAGAAGCCACCGATTCCGTGCGTGTGCGTGCTGACCCGCTTCGCGCCATCGAATGGCCTGGATGACGACAACCTGACAGGAGCGCTGAAGGGTGTGCGCGATGCCGTGGCGCAGTGGCTCGAAGTTGACGACAGGGACAGGAGCCGCGTGCGCTATGTCTATGAGCAGCAGCGCGGATCGTGGGGCGTGGGGATTGAGTTCAAGGACTGGCCATAAACTTTGAGGTATGACATGAAACAGCGCAAGCGCCTAAATCGGAAAAAGCGAGCACGCCGGGTCGGCACGTTCACGGCGGAGGAAACGAGGATCCTGCTGGACTTAGCCGATAGCTTGTGCCAGACAAACCAGCTTTCCCGAGCTGTCAAACCCGCCCGCGTGGAAGCCGGCCGCGTTTCTATGTGGCGCCCTGCTCCCTATGTGTAGCGAAGCGCTGTAAGGGTTTGTCCTGATGGCGATGGGCTGCCGGGTGCTTAGAGTAGCTACATCGCAACCGGAGAGCAGCATGTACACAGTCCACCTTAGCCACGCCGACAACCCTGACATCCCCGGCGGTTACTACGGCTTCAAGCGCCCCGCCAAGCTCAAGGCCCGAGTGCCGTCGTTTGCTGACGCTTCTAAGCTGTGCCGTGAGTACATCCAGCAAAATGAACTCGGCGGTGGCAACTGGACCGGCGGCCAAGTGTTCAAGGGTAAAGAACAAGTTGCGCGCGTTTCGTATAACGGCCGCGTGTGGGCGATGGACGGAAGTGAGATTCAGCGCACCTAGGGTTTGTCCCGATGCCAAAGCACCAGCAGCGGCGTAAAGTCTCTACATCGCAACACGCAACCGGAGCACTCAAATGGAACTGATCCTCACCGCCACCTACACCGCAGCCTACAAGCGCGTCACCATCAATTTCATGATGAACAACGAACACGAGTTCGCGGCCTGCGGCGAAGTGAGCGACGCTGAGTTGGATGCGCTGATCGCAGCAGAAGGTGCTGATGTGGCGGGCTGGCAATGCAGCTTGAGCTGACACAAGTAAGCAGGGGCCACCATCACGGGTGGTTCCTGTACGAAGCGAGGTGCGGGAAAGCGCTGCTGTTTAAACTCTGCGCTACACCTTGTCTAGCGGCCGAAATTGCGGCCAGCCTAGATAAGAACTACGGCGCCAAGTCGTTGATTCCATTGATGGATTCTGGATCACCAGAGTTGTCATCTAGACAAGGTACAAAAGAATGATCCGCATCATCATCGCCCTAGCCCTGCTGGCCAGCACCAGCGCTTACGCACAATGCGTCTGTCGCTGTGTCAATGGCTCCTTGCAGAATCTGTGCCGCAGCCCGTTGGACATCCCGGCGATCTGTGCCCCGCAGATTTGCCCAATCGTCCCGCCGTCAATCCAGCCGATTCAGCCAATAACCATTCCGCCGATAGGGACGACAGCATGCAGGAAAGTGCCGGTGTTCATGCCGCACTTGGGAAGGCATGAGTGGGTGACGGTTTGCAGATGAGCGGTGACAAGGGCCGCGAGTAGTGATAGATTCGTCGCGTGGACGAAACCGTAAAACAATCCACCGTCAAACGCCGCGTGGGCGACGGAACGCCAGGGCCCGGAAGGCCGAAGGGCATCCCGAATCGCAGCACGACGAACGCCCGCGAAGCGCTTGCGCGGTTCGTGGACAACAACGCCGACCGGCTGCAGGGGTGGCTAGACGAGATAGCCGAGACTCAGGGGCCGATGGCCGCGTTCCGCTGCTGGGCGGATGTTGTCGAGTACCACATCCCGAAGCTGGCCCGGACTGAGCACGTAGGCGACGGCGGGGGCCCGGTAGCTTCTACCGTGACGCTTGACGTAAGTAAACTGTCTTCGACATCGCTGGCGGAAATCCTCGCTGCGCGCGATGCTGACGCAAGCTGACTTACAGGCGGTAGAGCGCGAGCTGTGTCGCCGTAGCCTTGCAGAGTTTGCAAAGCGCGCATGGCGAGTGCTAGAGCCTGCAGCGGAGCTAAAGTGGGGATGGGCGCTTGACGCCATCTGCCTACACCTTGAGGCGGTAACAGACGGCCGGATCACGAGGCTTTTGATGAACGTCCCCCCGGGCAGCATGAAATCCTTGCTGACTGGCGTGATTTGGCCTGCATGGGAATGGGGCCCGCGCAACATGCCAGAGATGCGGTTCGTTGGCACCGCTCACGAAGAAACACTTGCTATCCGTGATAGTCGGCGCTGCCGCGACCTCATCAAATCAGAGTGGTTCCAGGGGCTTTGGCCTTTGCCTCTTCTGGCAGACCTAGACGGCAAGCGCGAGTTCGGCAACATCCGCAAGGGGATACGCCAGGCGCGGGCGTTCACTTCGATGACGGGCGTTCGCGGAGACCGCGTAATGCTTGACGACCCAATCAGCGCCGACAGCGCGAACAGCGCCGCAAAGCTGGAAGCCGCGCGCATCGCCTTCACGGAAACGCTGCCCACTCGCGTCAACAACGACAAGTCAGCGATTGTCGTCATCATGCAACGACTGCATGAACAGGATGTTTCCGGCGTGATCCTAGATATGGGGCTGCCGTATGTGCATCTGTTCATCCCGATGCGGTATGACCCGGCTCACAGATGCACCACATCCATAGGATGGACTGACCCTAGAACCAAGGCGGGCGAGCTGATGTTTGCCGAGCGGTTTGGCGAGGATCAGGTAGCAGAGTTGGAGCGCACACTAGGCAGCTACGGCGCGGCAGGCCAGCTACAGCAAAGGCCTGCCCCGAGGGGTGGCGGTATCCTGCGCTCTGCATGGTGGCGATATTGGAGCGCCCTTCCTGCGCTTGAGTGGCGCATCATCACGGCCGACACGGCGCAGAAGACTGGGACGGCCAACGATTACAGCGTCATGCAGTGCTGGGCTAGGTCAACCACCGGCCAGGCTGTGTTGTTGGATCAAGTGCGCGGCAAGTGGGAGGCCCCGGAGCTACTTGTGCAGGCCCGAGCGTTTTGGGCGAAACACGCTCAAGACAGCCGCCCTCAAGCGCTGTCGGCACCACTTAGGGGCATGTATGTCGAGGACAAAGTATCCGGCACCGGCCTAATCCAGACCCTGCGAAGAGAAGGGATTGCCGTACTTCCTATGCAGCGAGACCGCGACAAAATCAGCCGCGGGCACGATGCAGCCCCGTTCGTTGAGGCTGGAAACGTGCTTCTGCCGCAGGATGCGCCGTGGTTGTCTGACTGGCTTGCAGAGGCTGAAGCCTTCCCGACAGGCGCGCACGACGACCAACTAGACCCGATGTTTGATGCGGTAGGCTTGGTTCAGAGGATGCCAGCCGCTACCAAGGCGCTACTCGCCCCGGTCATGCCAGCCGCGAATATGTGGGCGCAGCTACACGCCAAGCGGTAAGGTTGCCCAAACTCTGCTACACCCGCATAATCCGGCTGTCAAGTACGGGAAAACCCTATGGCACGCCCCACGAACGCGCAACGACTGTCGGAAATCCATCAAGAAGCGCTGCGCGAGTTCGACCAGATCCAAACCGCCGTCCGTGATGAGCGCTTGCAGTGCGTGCAAGACCGCCGCTTCTACTCAATTGCTGGTGCCCAATGGGAAGGCCCGCTGGCCGCGCAGTTTGAGAACCGCCCGAAGATGGAGGTTAACAAGATCGCGCTAGCTATTCAGCGGATCGTGTCTGAGTACCGGGCGAACCGTGTCACGGTTGATTTCATCAGCAAGGAGGGCGACGAATACGATGCACTTGCCGACACTTGCGACAAACTGTATCGAGCCGATGAGCAGGATTCGTCAGCCCAGGAAGCTTACGACAACGCATTTGAGGAAGCTGTCGGCGGTGGCATCGGTGCGTGGCGCCTTCGTGCCGTCTATGAAGACGAATACGACGAAGACAACGAAAAGCAGCGCATTCGCATCGAGCCGATCGTCGACGCTGATAGCTCGGTTTACTTCGACCTGACGGCTAAGCGCCAGGACAAGGCCGACGCTAAGCGGTGCTTCGTTTTGACCGCCATGACGCCCGAGGCGTACATGGAAACGTGGGGCGACGACCCCGCGACCTGGCCCAAAGATATCGGCCAGTCAGAGTTCGATTGGTATGCCCCCGATGTTGTCTACGTCGCGGAGTATTACCGCGTCGAAGAAGGCTCGGAGATGGTGTATTTCTTCAAAGGCCTGGATGGCGAAGAAGAGAAATACACCGAAGACCAGCTAACCGACGAACTTCGCGCCGAGCTTGAGGCCATCGGCAGCGTGGAAGTCCGCTCAAAGAAAGTTAAGCGCCGCAAGGTGCACAAGTACATCATGAGCGGCGGCAAGGTGCTGGAAGACTGCGGATTCATCGCAGGCCGGCACATCCCGATTGTCGTCACCTACGGCAAGCGCTGGTTCGTGGACAACGTCGAGCGGTGCATGGGCCACGTCCGATTGGCAAAGGATGCCCAGCGACTGGCGAACATGCAGCGCAGCAAGCTGGCGGAAATCGCAGCCCTGTCTAGCGTGGAAAAGCCGATCCTGCTGCCCGAGCAAGTGGCCGGTCATCAGGTGATGTGGCAGCAAGACAACGTTGCGAACTATGCATATCTGCTGCTGAATCCGATCACCGGCCCGGACGGATCAAGCCAGCCCGCCGGCCCTGTTGGCTACACCAAACCTCCCGCCGTGCCGCCTGCTTTGGCCGCGCTGCTGCAGGTTACCGAGCTTGACATCAAAGACGTGCTAGGCAATCAGGAGCAGGGCGACAAGGTAGTGGCTAACGTCTCCGGCAAAGCCGTCGAGATGGTGCAACAGCGCCTTGACATGCAGACTTTCCTCTACATGAGCAACCATGCCAAAGGCGTCCGCCGCAGCGGGGAAATCTGGCTTTCCATGGCCCGTGAGGTGTACGTCGAGCCCGGCCGCAAGATGAAAGGCATCGGCGCGCAGAGTCAGATTGAAGGCGTCGAGTTGATGCGCCCCATCGTGGACGAAGACGGCGAACTTGAGTATGAGAACGACCTGAGCGAAGCCGAGTTCGACGTAACCGTGGACGTAGGCCCCAGCAGCAGCAGCAAGCGCTCGGCCACTGTCCGCGCGCTTACGCAGATGATGGCACTGACTCAAGACCCGGAAGCCGCGAAGGTGCTTCAAGCCGCCGCGCTCATGAACATGGAAGGCGAAGGCCTGTCGGACATCCGCGACCACTTCCGTAAGCAGCTGGTCGGCATGGGCGTAATGCAGCCCACGGACAAGGAAAAGGAAGCCATGGCGCAAGCTCAGCAGCAGCCGGACCCGAACGCCGAGCTTGTGCAAGCCGCGACCGTGGAGACGCTGGCAAAGGCAGAGAAGGCGCAGGCCGACGCCAGGCTCAGCGATGCCCGCGCGGCAAAGGAACTCGAAGGCATCACGCAACCGCAACAACCGCAACAGCAGCCTGACGAGCGCACCGCTTTGGAACTTGAGGGCCTGCGCCTGGAAAACGACATCCGCCGCGCCAGACTGGCCCGCGAAAGTACCCCGCTCACATGAGCAACGGCAACCGTGCGGCCGGTAACGCACGAGAGGTAAAGCATGGAAGTCGAAGACAAGCCCGAAGTCGTTGAAGTAGAACAAGACGAGCCGGAACAGGTAGAACAACCCGAGCCGGTGGCGGCTGAAGAGCCAGCCGAACCGGAAGAGCTGCAAGTCATCATCGAAGGCGAAGAACCCGAGCCGGAGCCAGAGCGTGCGCCGGAATGGGTGCGCGAGCTACGGAAGCAGCACCGCGAGCTACAGAAGAAGGTCCGCGAGTATGAGGACCGGGAGAAGTCTGTCGCGGCCCCGACGCTGGGCCAGAAACCCAAGCTCGAAGAGCATGACTACGATACTGAGAAGTACGAAGTCGCCCTAGAAGCGTGGTATCGGCAGAAAGACAAGTTCGAGGCAGCCAAGCGCGAACAGGAGAAGGCGCAGGAAGATCAGCAGAAAGCCTGGCAAACCAAGCTAGAGAACTACGGCAAGGCCAAAGCAGACCTCAAGGCGCGCGACTATGACGACGCCGAAGCGGTGGTTCAAGAGGCCATGAGCGTTACCCAGCAGGGCATTGTCTTGCAGGGCGCTGAAAACCCCGCGCTTGTGGTGTACGCACTCGGCAAGAACCCGAAGCGCGCCAAAGAGCTGGCCGCCATCACCGATCCCGTCAAGTTCGCGTTTGCCGTTGCCAAACTGGAGTCACAGTTGAAAGTCACCCCGAAAGCCAAACCCCCCGCACCGGAGAAGACCGTACCGACTGGCACCGCATCGGTAAGCGGCTCAGATTCGGCGCTTGAACGGCTGCGCGAAGAAGCCGCGCGAACCGGCGACATGACAAAGGTCATTCGCTACAAAGCGCAGCAGAAGGCGAAAGCCAAATAGTTGACCCCAGCCGGATATGTGATACATTCCGGCAATCTGGACTCGCCCACCTAACGGGCAGTGACAAGAATCGAGCGGCCGACCGGCTCTGACGGGTTGAGTAAGCAGGCGCGGGAATACCCGCAATCGTTCACTCATCCCATCGGAGCCACAAATGTCCAACAGTTTCTCAAAGGAAGAGCGCGTTGCGTTTGAAAACCTCCTCGAAGGTTTCAACGACGCCTTGGTGTTGTCGCGCAATGTCGCGGTTTTCAACACCGACCAGACGATGATGGAGCGCACCTCCAACATCATCTGGCGTCCCCAGCCCTACATCGCCGTGTCCTACTCGGGCACGGACATGACCACGAACTTTGACACTTACACGCAGCTGAGCGTGCCGGCGACCATCGGCTTTAATCGCTCGGTGCCGTGGATCATGAACGCGACCGAACTGCGCGATGCGTTGCAGGAAAACCGCCTCGGCGATGCTGCCAAGCAAAAGCTCGCCTCGGACATCAACGTCAGCGTAATGAACGTCGCGGCCCTGCAAGGCAGCCTGTTCGTACGCCGTACCGCTGCCGCTTCGGGCTTTGACGACGTGGCGCAGTGCGAAGCCATCATGAACGAGCAGGGCGTGCAAGGTGGCGACCGCTACCTTGCTCTTTCGACTCGTGACTACAACGGCATGGCGAGCAACCTGGCCGCGACGACCCGCAGCTTCGGGAACAACGTCAGCGATCCGGCATACCGTCGCGCATTCGTGGGTGACGTGGCGTCCTTCTCTACCTACAAGCTGGACTATGCAGTGCGTATTCTTGGCGCGTCGGGTGGCGCTGGCATCACGGTTAACACCCTGCCGGCCGGCGGTAACGTCTACGTGCCGCGCGCTTTGTCGGTTGCTGCGACTGGCGAAGCGACGAACGTGGACAACCGCTATCAGACGATCACGGTCAGCTCGACAACGAACGTCCGACCGGGCGATGCGCTCACGATTGCCAACGTCAATGCGGTGCATCACATCACCAAGGGCGACACCGGCCAGACGAAGACGTTCCGCGTCATCGCTGTGCCGTCTGCTACCACGCTGGTTATCAGCCCCCCGATGATCACCGGCCAGGGTGGTTCGGATGCTGAACTCCAGTACCAAAACTGCGTGGTGAACACGGCATCGGCCACGGCGGCGATCACGTTCCAGAACACCCAAACGGCGGCAGCCAATCCGTTCTGGCACAAGGACGCCATCGAGATTCTGCCGGGCCGTTACGCGGTGCCGGGTGACGCTGGCGCGGCTGTGATGCGTGGCTCGACGGATCAAGGCATCGAACTCGTGATGACGAAGCAGTACGACATCAACACGATGCGCACGAAGTTCCGCGTTGACACCCTTTACGGCGTGGTCAACAAGCAGCCGCAAATGACCGGCGTCATGATGTTTGGTCAGACCTGATTAGGAGACACGGAAATGTCTAACAACCTCGTGCCTGAAGGCCTCGTTACCGTTACGGTCCCGGCCGGCGGTTCTATCGCTGTGTTTTCGCAGGGGCAGGTGATGGTCTCGCGGAACCTCGGCTCCGCGAACTTCCCCAATCGGGTCGTGCCTATCGGTACGGTCGCGCCGAACACGCAAGTGGTGTTCGGCCCGTTCACCCCCGCCACGGAAATCATCCTCGATGCCATCGGCGGATTCAACGCGCTGTACGAAGTGGGCACCGCCCCGCAAGTGCAGCAGTTCCGCCTGTTGTCCCCGGTGCAAGTTGCCCCCGGCACGCTTGACGCCACCGGCGCGCTGACGGCCCAACTTTGCCTGACCGGCATCGTCACCTCTACCACGGCGGCGGCTGTCACGGCTACCCTCGACACTGGCGTGGCAATGGACCCGAAGAGCTTGTGGAACATCAACGACTCGTTTGACTGGTCGGTGATCAACACGGGCGCCACCAACGCCTTCACGGTGACCGCTGCGGCTGGTCATACCCTCGTCGGCTCTGGCACTGTGGCGCTGTCTAGCTCGGCACAGTTCCGCACCCGAAAGACCGCTGCGGCGACCTTCGTGACGTATCGCCTGGGTTGATAGCCCGGAGCGGCTGTGCGGGCGGATGGTCACAAGCCGTCCGCCCGCTTTTTTGTAGCTGAAGCCAAATTTCCCCAAATTGAGAGGCATCCAATGCCGCTGAAAAAGGGTTACTCGCAAAAGAGCATTTCGTCCAACATCTCGAAGGAGATGAAGGCCGGCAAGCCGCAAAAGCAGGCGGTTGCCATTGCTTTGAACACGGCGCGCACGGCTGCCAAGAAGGCCGGCAAACCAGGGAAGGCACCGAAGAAATGAGCACGACCATTGTTTACCGCTGCCCCGGTAAGCACCTCATCACCAACGGAATCACGTTTGACGCGCTAGGCATTGAGCTTGCCGATCTTGACAAGGTGCTGTCAGAAGGCTGGCACGAGACCGTCCCCGATGCAATTGACGCGCTCACCAAGCCTGCCGAGCCTGTTGTCCCTGCTGACGACGCCCCGCCCACTCGCGATGAAATGGTGGAACAAGCGGAGAAGCTGGGCATCAAAGTCGATAAGCGCTGGTCGGATGGAACCCTGCTTGACAAGATCGCGGAAGCTCTGAAGTGAGCTACACCAAGCGCCAGTTCGTAGAGGCCGCCTTTGAAGAGGCGGGCATGGCCGCTTACGTGTTTGACCTGTCGCCCCAGATGGTGCAGTCGGCATGCAGGCGCATGGATGCGATGCTGGCGACTTGGAACGCAAAGGGCATCCGGCTCGGCTATCCGCTGCCATCAAGCCCTGAGAACACCGATCTTGACACCGAGACCGGCGTGCCTGACTCGGCCAATGAAGCCATCGTCACCAACCTAGCCATGACGCTGGGGCCGACCTTCGGCAAAGTAGCCAACCCGGTGACGATGGCCCGCGCGAAGATGGCCTATGACACCCTGCTAGCCCGGGCTGCGATGCCGGGTGAAATGCAGCTTGGTTCCCTGCCGTCTGGTGCTGGTAACAAGACCTGGGATCAACCGTTCCTGCCGCCGCCGCAAGACCCGATCAAGGCTGGCCCTGACGGCGAGCTGCAATTCTGAGGACACCATGCCAACCATCAATCAACTGCCGCTGCTCGATGACGTATCGAGCGGGGACCAGATTCCGGTTTACAGCCCGCAGAATGGGGACGCACGTCGCCTGCCCGTGTCTGCGCTGCTGGCGTACATGGAAGAACAGTACCCGTCGCCCACGCTCACGACGAACATTTACGTTCCGACAACCGGCTTCTCTATTGCTGTACCTACTCCAGTAGAGCCGCAGCAGTGGATGCTTCTCACGCCTGCCGGCACGCTGGCAGCGGGCACCATTGTGCTGCCGCTGAACACGGCCACGCCGAACGGCATGGAAGTGCTCATCACGACCACGCAAATCATCACCGCGTTTACGCTGTCGCCCAATGGTGCGGCGGCTGTAAACGGCGCACCTACCACGCTGGCGGCTAACTCGCACCAGCGGTTCAGGTTCGTTCAAGCCAACAACGCTTGGTATCGGATTTCCTAAGCAACATTCTCCGGGGGAGTGAGAAATGCCTGACATTCTGAAGTCTTACAACGATGTCCAACGCCGAAACGTGGACATGCGCGACGGCACGTTTGCCGAGCAAATGGCAATGGTGCTACCGCCATCGGTGAGCGACGTGGTCGGCCGGCTCAAGGTGTCACGCCATCAGAACATCTATGATGCTGACTTCGAGTATGGAGTCCAGCCGCTGCGCTGGGAAGGGTTGACAGCCAACGGCGGCAGCATTGTGCACCTTCCCGGGCAGGGCGGCGTGCGTATGCGTGTGCCGACGACATCAGGCGCCGTCGTGATTCGTCAATCCCGCCCGTACCAGCGATACCAGCCTGGCAAGACGATGTTCATGGCGACGGCGATCCGGCTCGGTCCGGCGCTTACGGGCAACGTGCAACGGGTCGGATTCTTTGACGATTCCAACGGCGTGTTTTTTGAGGACTCCGGGACTACCGCAACCAACACGACCGGCATGGCTGTCGTCGTGCGCAGTGACGTTGGCGGCCCTGTGGTTGACACGCGCGTGGAACTGCCGGCGTGGAACGGTGATCGAGGTGTCATCCGTACCATCGATTGGAACCGTATCCAGATGCTCTTTGTGGAGTACGCTTGGTATGGTGCCGGCGCTTTGCGATGGGGCTTTTTCATTGATGGCGTGCCAATCGTCTTGCACCAAATCGGCATTGGCAACTTGCCGAACCAGACCTTGCCGTGGTCGCGCACCGGAAACCTGCCAGTTCGGTACGAACAGCGCAACACCGCCACCATCGCGCAGCAGAACGACATGCTGCACTATGGCGTCTCCGTCCTTGTCGAAGGTGGCGTTGACGATCAGCGTGGCTTTACCTACGCCTACGGCCCGTCTGCAGCGGCTCCGCGGCGTAACGTGGCGGCAGGCGCTAACCGCTTCCCGGTGCTTAGCTTCCGTGGCCGCCCAATGGGTGCGGTGGAGTTCTCGCAGGCTGACGGGGCCATCACTGGCACGCCGACCACGACCTCAATGACCGTCACCGGCACTCCGTTTACTGCGGGTGCTTTGGTCGGCCGTATGGTGTGGTGGCCCACGCTTAACCAAGTGGCGCGAATCACGGCAAACACCAACAACACGCTTACATACGTTGACAACGTGCTAGGCGGAGCGGTTGCGGTGGCCCCCACGGCTGGCATCAACTATCAGATTGGCCTTATCAACCGAGGCCAGATGCTCCCCCGCCGTCTTCAACTCACCAGCGATCAGCCGGTGCTCGTGGAAATCTATATGTCGGCCCCTCCCGGCGCTGGCGGTGGCGCCATTTCGCTCACGGGCGCGAACTTCCTCCCCCTTAGCTCGCTGGGGTCTCAGTTCAGCTTTGCAGAGCGTGACGTAAGCGCCACGGCGTTTACCGGCGGGGAGAACGTGTATAGCCTGTTCGTGCCGGCTAACAACCCCGTGGACAACGCAATCGACAACCTCCTGGCGCTTGTGAACACGATCCGCGGAGACCGCCCGGACATCATGACCGTGGCAGTCACGAACCCGGGTGGTTCCACGGCTGCTGTGAGCGCGCAGATCATCGGCCAGGAAGCTATGAGCTGATATGCCGTCAATCCCCATCGTCTCGGGCATCTTCACCGATGGCGGCCCTGACGTAAGGACCGCGTACCCCGTCAACTTGATGCCGGTTCCGAAAGGTTCCGGCGTCAGTGACTACTATCTGCGCCCGCATGACGGCGTGGTGGTGTTCGGTGCTGGCCCGGGGATTGACCGAGGCGGCATCGAATGGCGCGGGGTCTGCTACCGCGTCATGGGCACCAAGTTGGTGAGCGTCGATCAGACCGGCGCCGCTACGGTATTGGGCGACGTGGGCGGGTCAGGCTACGTCACGATGGACTATGACTTTGACCGCCTTGGCATCGTGAGCGGGCAAAACCTGTTCTTCTGGGATGGGTCCGCGCTCACGCAAAACACCGACCCCGACCTCGGCGTGGTGCTCGATACCGCATGGATCGACGGGTATTGGATGACGACTGACGGGGAAAACCTTGTCGTCACGGACCTGGGGAACCCGCTATCCGTCAACCCGCTGAAGTACGGCTCCAGCGAGATTGACCCCGACCCGGTGGTGGCTCTCGTCAAGATTCGTAACGAAATCTATGCCGTCAACCGGCACACCATCGAAGTCTTTGACAACATTGGCGGCGAGTTCTTCCCGTTTCAGCGGATTGACGGCGCGCAGATTCAGAAGGGCGCAGTCGGAACGCACGCATGCTGTGCTTTTGCTGAAATGCTGGCCTTCGTCGGCTCGGGTCGGAATGAGTCAACGAGCGTCTATATTGGTGCGAACGCGACCGCGCAGGCTATCTCGACCCAAGACATTGACGAAGTGTTGCAGGGCTACACGGAATCGCAGCTGTCGCAGATCAAGCTAGAGTCGCGGATTGACCGTTCGCACAAGCTGCTGTACATGCACCTGCCCGATAGGACGCTGGTCTACGATCACGCGTCAACGCAGGTTCTCGGGGCGCCGGTTTGGTTCACGCTGACCACGGGGCTTGATGGCTTCGCGGAATACCGCGCCCGTAACTTCGTGTGGTGCTATGGCAAATGGATCGTAGGCGACACCCAGCAGGCACGCACGGGGTATCTGGACGACACGCTTAGCAGCCATTGGGGCTCTGTTGTCCGCTGGGAGTTCTCGACGCCCATCGTTTACAACGGGTCACGCGGGGCGATCTTCCACGAGCTAGAGCTAGTGGCACTGACCGGACGTGTCCCCGTTGGTATGAACCCGACAATCAGCACGTCTTACAGCGTGGATGGCCAGGCTTGGAGTCAGGATCGGTTCATCCTTGTTGGGTCATCGGGAGAGAGTCAGAAGCGCCTGGTCTGGTGGCAGCAGGGCTTCATGCGCGACCGCAGGGTTCAGCGGTTTCGGGGGACTTCTCACGCCCATATGTCCATGCTCAGGCTAGAGGCGCGGCTAGAGCCGCTGGCGTGACATGGCAACACCGCCCCTCAAGCTGACCCGCAATCAACTCGCGGCCTTTTTGAAGGATCACGAGTCGATCAAGGCGTTCGAGAACCTGTTCAGCCTCACGGAAAACATCGCTCCTGACGCGGTACAGGATGCGCTTGTTGCCGCTGAGTCTGCGAGCGCTTCAGCCAGCCAGGCGCAGGCGCTAGCGCTGCAAGCGTCCAATGACGCGCTGGCGACCGCTGCCGTAGCCGAAGCGCGAGCTAACGTAGCACTGCAGACAGCGAACGATGCGCGCACACTGGCGGAAATGGCGTCTCTCGCGCCGATGTTTGTCATGCCGCCCGGCAGCTTGGGGCGCTATGGGCAGTTCTTTGATACCACTACCCAAGCGGCGGCGGCGGCTAATACGGCCTACCCGATCACGTATGACACGATCAGCCAGTCTTGCGGCATGCGCCTACAGGCCGCATCGCGGATTCAAGTCAACGAAGCCGGGATCTACAACTTCCAGTTCAGCATCCAGCTAGACAAGACATCAGGCGGCACTGCACGGTTTTGGATCTGGTTCCGCGTCAACGGCGCAGACGTGCCGAATAGCGCAAGCGAAGTCCACATCCAAGGCAACAACCACGAGATTTTCACGGCGGCTAACCTGTTGCTGCCGCTGTGGGCCAATGACTACGTGGAACTCATGTGGTCTACGTCAGACACCAGCGTGCAACTGATTTCCCGCGCCGCTGCTGCGCCCGTGCCTGGCGTGCCGTGCATCATCGTTACCGTGACGAACGTCGTGTCTCCAGCTTGTGGGGTTGCGCAGCCCACGCCGGTTGATCCGTTCTTTGCGAACGTTTCGTTGCTTCTGCACTGCAATGGTGAAAACAACTCGACTACGATAATCGACAACAGCTTGTCGCCTAAGACCGTTACGGTTGTTGCGGGGGCTCGCTTAACAACTGATCAAGCCAGATTTGGCTCTGGGTCAGCGACCTTTGACGGAACTGGCCAGGCCTCCAGCGCAACAACACAAGCCGCACTTTCTTTTGAGTCGGATGCGAGTGTTGCTTTTGGCACCGAAAATTTTACCATTGAAGGATTTGCGCGACTTACTGAAGCGCCGCCGTCATTTGCGTCATTAATTGATTTTAGGCCGCTCAACACCAACGGTGCTTTTCCGCTTGTGTATATTACGCCAGCAAGACAACTTGCTTATTTTGCGCAAACTGCACAACAAATTGTAGGCGGGCTTGTTACGCTTAATGCGTGGACGCATTTCGCTTTAACGCGGTCTGCTGGAGTAACGAGACTTTGGCTTGAAGGGGCGCAAGTGGGCAGCGACTACGCCGATACGAACAATTATTCAGCCGGCACAACTGTAAGAATTGGCGCAAGTTCTGACCGCCCAACCGCTGGCGGATTTAATGGGCAGCTCGATGAAATCCGCATTACCAAAGGTGTTGCGCGCTACACCGCGAGTTTCACGCCGCCAACCGCCCCGTTCCCTGACGTTGGCCCGTAACACCCATCAACAGCACACAAGCAACGCGAGGCACACATGGGCGTAACCCCCAAAGTCCTAGTCCCGCCCGTCCAACTTGCGACGGGTGCGACCACTCAATACACGTCAACCCTGGCGCGCACGATCATCGACAAGGCCACGGTCACGAACACCGACACAGTGAACCGCAGCTTTTCAGTGAACCTAGTCAACACGGGCGGCTCGGCATTGGCGGCGAACCTAGTAATCGATAACCGCACGGTCGCCCCGGATGAAACGTACCTTTGCCCCGAGCTTGTCGGCCACGTCTTGAACCCGGGAGACTTCATCAGCACTACGGCCAGCGCTGGTGCGGTTCTCACGTTCCGGGTATCCGGGCGGGAAATCACTTGATACAATGGCCGCGCTGAGTGTAGGGCGGCCGGCGGCTCACTTTCGGGGACGAAATTGGAAGCACTCAGGCTCAATCTGTCGCAAGGCCTAAGCCTACCGCCGTCGTGCGTGAGTTGGCTTCTCGACGTTTGGGAAGTCATCCAAACTTTTGACGACCTTGCCGATGGTGACGCCGTGGACCGTGACCGGCTGGATAGCCACATCATGCGCTGTCTTGTCACGATGCCTGCAAACCAATGGTTCCGCGAGCATCAATCGGCCCTCATCCCTGCGGTAGCTACTGCCATCATCAAGTGGCAAGCCAGCGACCATGCCGAGCGCAACGGTCAGGCCGATGAGAAGTCGTTTGTCTGGCGCGCTGGGTATTATGACTTGATCGCCCTAGCGGTGCTGCTGTGCCACGGGCCGGAAGCCGCGCAGAAAGTGGCGCACCTTGTCATGGGCATGTACGGCGAGATGTACGCCGACTATTCCAAAGAGTTCAAAGGGGGCGGAAATGCCTGATCCAGTCACTGGCCTAGTTGTCGGCGGGGCATCCCTTGCTGGCTCTGCGATGCAAAGCAGTGCGGCAAGGCGAGGTGCCAACGCCCAAACGCAAGCCGCCCAAATGGGCATTGATGAGCAGCGCCGTCAGTTTGACGAGCTGCAACGGCTGCTGTCTCCGTATGTGGAAGCCGGGAACCCCGCGCTTCAGGAGCTGCGCGCGTTGGCTGGAATCGGTGGGGTGTCAGACTTTGCCGGCCCTCGTGTGCCTGGCGTCGAATATCCAACGGCTGCCGAGGCGCAGCAGCAAGCCATTGGCCGGATTGAACAAAGCCCGTTCTTTCAGTCGTCCGTGCGGCAGGGCGAGGAAGCCATGCTCCAAAACGCATCGGCAACGGGAGGACTCCGCGGCGGGAATATCCAGGGCGCGCTAGCTCAGTTCCGCCCGGCCATGCTGCAAAACGCCATCGAACAGCAGTACGCGCGGCTTGCTGGTATCACAACGCTAGGCCAGCAGTCGGCGGCTGGTGTTGGGTCTGCCGGTATGCAAACCGGGACAAACGTCGCAAACCTGCTGCAGCAGCAAGGGGCGGCGCGGGCTGGCGGGATCATTGGGCAGGCCGCCCCGTTTGTGAACCTGCTGAACATGCCCGCTCAGTTCGCCGCCTTCCAAATGGGCCGCGGTGGCGGCGGATTTAACCCGTTCGGCGGCACTCCAGCAGCTGACACGCCCGGCGTAATGCCTGCTGGCAGCGGATTCCGCGCACCGCCTGGGTTCACCTTGAAGGGGCCGCCGTGATGCAGCCTATTGACTACACATCAGCGTTTGGCCAGAACCCCATGGGCGGGTTTGTGAACGCGCTTCAAGCTGGGCAACAGTTCGGCCTAGTCGAGCAGCGGCGTCAAGCGGCAGCGCAGCAGCAACAGATGCTGCAACAGCAGCAGCAGGCGGCCAGCCTTCGGCAGCAGCAGATTGACCAAGCCACGGGGCGGCTGATGGCAAAGCCGAACCGCACCTTTCAAGACTATGAGGAAGTCGCAGCCCTGCTGCCCAAAGAGGCAGCCGATAGCCTGCGCGCAAACTTTGAAGCGCTGACGAAAGAGCAGCAGCGAAACAAGCTGCAGTCCGGTGCGCAAGTGTGGTCCGCTGTAAAAAGTGGGCAAACTGACGTTGCACTGAAGTTGCTTGGTGACTATGCGGAAGGTGAGCGCAACGCTGGCCGCGAAGACGTTGCAAATGCTTACGAGACTTGGTCAACGCTTATCAAGGCAAACCCGTCAGGGGCAGAACTTGTTATTGGCGGAGAAATCGCCGCGCTGCCTGGCGGCAAAGACTTCATTGAGTCTGCGGGGAAGATTCAGGAGCAGCGGCGACAGGAAGCGCTTTCGCCTTTCACGTTGCGCAAGGAAACGGCAGACGCCATTATCAAAGAGGCAGAAGCCAAGTTTGCACCTGAAAAAGTAGCGGCAGGCCTTTCGCTTACAAACGCGCAGATTGAGCAAGCAAAGGCTGCTAGAACCGCCTCGTTAGCTGCTGCTGCAGCGTCAGGCGCTGAAAAGAAGCGCAAAGAGGAAGATGCTGCGCGACTGGCTGCCGGGATTATCCCGATTGAACAGCGGCCAAAAATTGAGACCGACTTTCGCAAGGAATACACAGCGCAAACCGCTGGATACAGGGACGTCAAATCCGCGTATGGCCGCGTGCTTGCTTCCCAAGACAACGCGGTCGGTGACTTGTCACTGATCTTCGGTTACATGAAGATGCTTGATCCCGGTTCAGTTGTGCGCGAAGGCGAATTTGCAACGGCGCAGAATGCGGCCGGCGTGCCTGATCGTGTGCTTAATATCTACAACCGTGTCATCAGCGGAGAGCGGCTAAACGAAAGCCAACGTAAGGCATTCAAGGGGCAAGCCGAAGGGTTGTTTAAGCAGGCAGGGCAACAAGAAAACGCAGTGCGGAAAGGAATGGAGCGCATTGCAAAGGGATACGGTCTTAACACTTCCAACATTTTTATTGAGCCCACGGAATCGGCGCCGACTGCTCCTGAGATGGGGGGCACTCCAATGCCAGCGGGTGACGTTCGCTCGCGCGCCGACGCCATCATCCGCGGGGGCCAGTGATATGGCAACGGCCGACGAATACGCCGACTGGATTGTCAGGAATGCCGCCAAGCGCGGAACGCCTGAGTTCGATACAGTGGTGCAGGCTTACGAGTTGGCAAAAGGCGAAGAAGCGCAAAGGCCAGCGCAGCCGCGCACCGTAGCGGAGAACGTCGCCCGTCAGGTCGGCCTGACTGCCCGCGCAGGCTTGCAGGGCGTCGGTTCCCTGGCTGGCATCGTCACCGATCCTATCGCCGGCCTGCTGAACACGGCCACCGGAGGCGACGGCCCAAAAGCCATGCGCGCTCGCGACCTGGCCGCTCAGCTTGCGGACACGCTCGGCCTGCCGTCTCCTGAGACCGTGCTAGAGCGCATTGTCGGGCAAGGTGCCGAGGCGATGGCTGGCGCTGGTGGCACGGTAGCAGCTGCGCGCGGTGTGGCGGGGGCTACGCAAGGCGTGTCGCAACAGACCGCGCAGTTCATGGCCGCGCAACCTGCCGCGCAGATCACGGGGGGCGCTGGCGCTGGTGTCGCCGGCCAGTCCGCACAAGAAGCCGGGGCCTCGCCTGCCGCTCAGATCGGCGCAAGCCTTGTCGGCGGTATCGCTGGCGCGCGTATCCCGATTGGCGGACAACGCATGCCGACTCCGGGCCTGCAAGCTACCACGCAACAAGCTGAGCAGCGCGGAATCCCGGTGCTTACGTCAGACGTGGCGCCCCCTCAGACGTTTATGGGAAACGTTGCCCAACGCACCGGAGAGCGCATCCCTCTCGCTGGGACGGGGCCGGTTCGTGCTGCACAGCAACAAGCGCGGATTGACGCGGTAAAGACCACACTGCGCGACTTTGGCGCCGAAGATGCTGCAAACATCAGCGACGACATCATGGCCGACCTTGCCCGCACCCGTGGCGCGGCGTTGACCAAATACACCACTGCTAAGAGCGAAGTCATCAACCGCCTAGGAAGCGCGGGGACGGTTCCAGTGGACAACACCGTGCGCGCGATTGACGACCAAATCGCCAGGCTGCAAAGCCTGCGCACAGAGCAGACGCAGCCGGTCGTGCGCGTGCTTGAGGACTGGAAAAACGCGATCCAGGGGCAAAGCCTGCCCAACATTGAGACCCTGCGCAAGCAAGTCGGCGAAGCCTTCACGGCTCCGGAACTGTCGGCCATCCGTGGCACCGGAGAAAAGGCTCTTTCGGCTATCTATGGCCCGCTGAAACAGGACATGGAGGCGTTCATCAAGACTGCAGGCGACCGTCGAGACGTGACGAAGTGGCAGGTATCGAACAAGCGCTTGTCAGAGATGGCAGGCGATCTTGAGATGACGACGCTTAAGTCAGTGCTTCGTTCCGGGAACGCCACGCCCGAGGATGTGAACAAGTTGCTTTTCTCAAAAAAGCCGAGCGAGATTCGCCAGCTACACGCAAACTTGTCTCCGCAGGGGCAAGCCAACGCCCGCACTGCGATCTTGTCTCGTGCTGCCGACAAAGCGCAGTATGAGCTAGAGGACGGCACCAAGGCATTCAGCCCTGAGCGATTCAACGCTGAAATCAAGCGCTTGCAGCCTCAAGTCGGCATCTTCTTCAAAGGCCGCGACCTTGAGCAAGTCGAAGGGCTGTCGCGCGCCTTGACGCTGACGCGTCGGGCTTCACAAGCCGGCGTCACTACTGCTACCGGACAGGAAGCCGTTCCGTTTGTGGCCGGTAGTGCGCTGCAAATCTTAATAGGCTCGGTTGCTGGCGCAGTAGCTTTGGTCGGCTCCATCGGAGGCCTCGCGCGAGTCTACGAATCCGCTCCAGTGCGAAACCTCATGCTTCGACTTGGCAAAACCGCACCCGGCAGCGCTGAAGAACAGCAAATTGCCAAACGCCTATTGGCCACGTTTCAATCGGAACAGGACGCCATCAACGAGCAGACTCGCTCGCTTGCAGGACAGGAAACCCCATGACCGCCCTCAGCATCCAGCCGCCCTACCCCATCTTCACCGAGTCCGATGGCTCGCCGCTGGAGAACGGCTATCTCTACATCGGCACGGCAAACCTTGACCCGGTGGCAAACCCCATCGCGGTGTTTTGGGACGCTGCCCTTACCGTTGCAGCTGCGCAGCCTATCCGCACGCTGAACGGATATCCGTCCCGGAATGGCACCCCGGCCAGGCTGTATGTCGGCAGTGACTACAGCATCCGGGTCAACGACTCCAAAGGGGTGACGGTTTACTCGGCGCCGGCTGCAACGGAGCGACTGTCTGGCGTAGTTATTGAAATTGATTCTTCGGACGTTGCTTTTTTGCCTGCTGGGAGTGGCGCAGTTTCTCGAACGACGCAAGATAAGCTGCGAGAGTTTATTTCTCCAGAAGACTATGGCGCTATTGGCAACAACGTCGCCGACGATTCTACGGCATGGCAAAACTGTGTAAACGCAGCATCCGGGCGGCCGGTCTTATGTTCGCCTGGCAAAACATACCTTTGCTTAAATGAAATTATTGTTCCTTCAACGACGCAAATTGATCTTTGCGGTTCGGAGGTGCGCTTTGACGTTGTTGGCAACAAGTACGGATTCAAGCTCGGCAGCCGGTGTCTCATTGAAAACGGCACCATTCGCCACATTAACACGACAAACGAGCCCGGGGTAAACGGTTCGTTTCGATCTTGCGTCACTGTTGGAAGTTTTAACGCCAACCCAGGTACTGGCGACAATGGCGTTTCCATCGAAAGGATTGATTTCTACTCTGCGCGCCCAAATGGGCAATGCCTCAGTATTTATTCCGATTCCTTTAACGTAGAAGTGCGGAATTGTCGGTTCTTTGACAGTGGCACCGCCAAACAAGGCATTGCAGCACATTGGTCGTTGGAAACCGGCACCCCTGCTGGCGGCACGCGCCATCCAGGAATGGTTACAGTTGAAAACTGCCAGTTTGCAGATTTTGACGTAGGCATCTATCTTTCAGCAGCCTACGGATTCAGAATTTCTGGGTGCCGTTTCCTGGACTGCATCAAGGGCGTGGAGTTTTATCGAGGGGATTACAGCGATGCCTATGCATTGCAATCAATCGGCCCTGCCGTTGGCCGCGCTATGGTGCTTGAGGGGTCATACATCCGTGGCGCTACTATCGGCGTTGAAATTGATGGCATTGAAGGTCTGGTGGCGCCACAGCAACTTATGGGCGTGACGATTCGAGACTGCCTAATTTTTGGCCGAACCATTGGCGCATCTACGGATCAGGGCATTTATGTTCGCGGAACGTCTCGCGTGTCGATTCACGATTGCGAAATTGCAGACTTTGACGGGTACGGTATTGATTTCTTTGGTGATTGCCAAAACATTACCGTTAGGGACTGCATTATCCGCGGTTGCGAACAATCGGCTATTTATTCGCGCGACACTGATGCTGTTCTAGATGTTGCAGTGCAAGGCTGCCGTATTTACATGAACGCCGGCTCAAACCCTGATAGCATCAAACCACACATCAGAATAGGTGCGCTGTGTGTGCGTTGGCAAGTTGTCGGGTGCGAATTTGGCGCAAGCGGAGAAACCGCAAGCGTTTCGATTCAAATGGTTCCTGGAAACGTGTCTCCAGTAATCCGAGACAATCGCACGCTGTTTCTTGCGGGTGGCGGCTGGGCATATCGGGTTAGCGGCGCGACATCGCTTGCCACGACGGCGGCTATGCGTATGGACTACCGCAACAACTCCGCAGCCGCCGGAATTACGCAATATGACGGCTCGCCGTGTTCTGAAGTGTTTGGACCCAATGCGAACCTGCTTGTTTACAACGATGCCGCACCGACTCTTGGCGCATGGGTCAATGGTGACCGAGTGCAGCGCATAACAAGGACGGCAGGGCAGCCGCAAGCCTGGAGCTGTACCGTAGCGGGAACTCCAGGCACATGGGTATCAGAGGGCAATCTGTGATTTTTCGCAAACGGAAAGCAAGCAATTATGAACCGCATTCGCAACACTCTCGCCTCTTGGCTTGAACGCCTCGCCCGCCGTCTCCGTGGTGGCGGTGGCCCTATTGAGCCCCTGCGCGATGACGGCTCAAAGCGGCCACTGCGCGGCGGTGGCGGCCCTATCGAACCGCTGTGAAGCTAATCGCCTGCATCGTGTTCGCTGCGGTGCTGGCGCGGCACTACGGCTGGGGCTTTGTACCGCCTGAGCTGGCCGGCATCGTAAGCAAGATGCTAGGCGCGCTGTCCTCGCTTGTGTTCCTAGCGCTCATTGCTTGCGCCTGGCGCAGCCGGCTGGTGTGGCTGGCTTGCGCCTATGGCGCATGGGAGTACGGACAAACCGCGCTTTGCACGGCGGCCTATCTTGTCAAGCCCTGGCCCGTAGATTCCGGGCAGGCCATGTGCAGCGCGTGGGCAGGTTTGGACGTTGGTTTCGTCGGACTGTTGTTCGCTGCGGCAGTAGCATACAAGATCAACCTATCAAAGTTGATAGGTACAGACAAAGGCTGAGAGTGACAAAATGACTGATCGCAGACCCGCTCAGACCATTGGCGAGCTAGACATTCACCTTAGCAACGTGCAGTCTAGGTTGGCAGAAATTGCGCAGACGATGAACAGCATGGCTACAAAATCCGATGTAACCCGCATCGAATCAGCTATGGCGCAGCTTGCCACGAAGGCTGAGGTAGCTGCCGAGATTCAGGCCGTGCGCGATGAAGTCAACAGGTCTAAGCCGGGTACGATCTTGCGCAAGTTCCTCATTGGTTGCACGGCTGTCGCTGGTGGGGCTGCGGCGTTTGGCATCGTTCTAGAGATTGTCCGCTGGGTTGACAGGGTGCCGAAGCCATGAAATGGGACGACTATCCTAACTTCACGGAAGCCGAGTTCCGATGCCGTCACACGGGCAAGTGCGAGATGCACCCCGAGTTCATGGCTTGCCTGCAACGCCTTCGCCTTGCGTATGGCAAGCCGATGAAGATCACCAGCGGCTTCCGCGACCGCACTCACCCGGTAGAAGCGCGCAAAGCATCGACAGGTGCCCATGCGCTGGGCAGGGCGTGCGATGTTGCCGTGACGGGAGCCGATGCTATCCGCTTGATGGTGTTAGCCGTTGAAATGGGGTTCACTGGCATCGGCGTACAGCAAAAAGGCGAAGGCCGGTTCATTCACCTCGATGACGTGCCGAGCAATCAACTCCCACGGCCATCGCTTTGGAGCTATTGACATGAACCCGTTGCTTATTGGCCCCGTGCTTGAGATCGGCAAATCATTGCTTGATCGGTTTGGTCCGGAAGACAAAAGCGAACGTCTCAAAGCTGAAGCCGAGTTCGTACGCATGGCAGCAGAAGGCGAGCTTAAGCAAGTAATCGCGCAGCTTGAAATCAACGCAAAAGAAGCCGCGCACCCGTCTATCTGGGTCGCTGGATGGCGCCCTTACTTTGGCTGGGTCGGCGGCACAGCGTTTCTGTACGTCGGTGTCATAAAACCTCTTTTGGCGTGGTACGCACGGATCAAAGGCTGGCCAGATCCGCCGGAAATAGATACAGAGTTCTTGTGGGTCGTGGTTTCAGGTCTCCTCGGCATCGGCGGCTTGAGAACCTTTGAAAAGACCAAGAACGCCACGAAGTAGCTAAGCGCTGCGCATAGCTTCGCGGATCATCCGCGCATACACAGCCGCGTGGTTGTCAATATGCGAGCGCTTATCGTGCTCGGCTTCGAGGATGCTGGCGGCTGCGCTCATGCCGTCGCGGCGGGCGGCGTCGCGCTCGGCTGTCAGTCGGGCTATCGTCGTGCGAGCTTCCCATAGCGCCGTCACGGTGACAGAGATGCTTGAGCCTACGTATTCGCTTACGTCCATGGTGGTGCCCCGGCCTTTGAGCATGGCTTCGGCGACATCATGAGCGTGGCGACTGGCGCCGCAAGTGTTCGCCGGAAAGTTTCGGGCTGCACGCATGCGCTTGATCAAGGTTTTGGTGCTCACGACAAATACTCCCAAAAGTCACTACGCGGCGACGGCACCCGCTGAAAGCTCTTGCGCAGTCCAACAAGCGCGGCCGACCATCCGCCACACTTCCAAGGCTTTCCGTCAGCTTCAATGCGGTAGGTGTCAACGCGCCGCGTTCGGTACAGGTGCAGCGTGTGCGTCACCGGCTGGCCGCTGTCATAGTCGATCACGATGACCTCGCGGCGCAGCTCGGGCAGCGTCGGAGGGTACAGGCGAGGAGGCTTGTTCGCGTTTGACCGGTCGCGGCCACGGCGCATAGCTTCGAGCTTGCGCGCGTGGGCGGCCTGGCGCTTGGGGGATGGTTTGCGGTACATGCAGACCTTGCACGGATTGGCTATAGCTTAGTTAGGCCCCCACTCTGTGCAACACCCAGTCCAGCGCCGAAATCTCGGCCTCCATGTACTGGTTGCGCCGGTGGTGCGGAATGCTGCGCAAGTAGTCGTGCCGCGCCTGGAGCGTCTCGCGCTTGCGGCGCGGCATGTCCCATCGCGTGGTTTCGCACGGCGTCGGCGCCGTATCGAAAGCGTGTCCTTCTCTGCATGCCCGCCTCATTTGGTCACTGCCGCATGTCGTGGTGCGCGACCCGTCCGGGTGAATCACGGTCTGCGCATCGCAAGGCGTCACTTGCGCGCGCACCAGCTCTGCGAACCGCTCCAAGTGCTCCTGCGTCACTCCGTGGCAGCCCTCGCTGTACACACAGCTCGCCGCGCCGTGGTTGAGGTAGCTCACCACTCCAGCGGCCTGCGCCAGCCCTTCCAAGTCACCAGGGCAGCCCCCGTGATCCACCCGGTTAGTCGCGGACGCACCCGTAGTCCCGCGTGGCAGGGGCTGCCCTAGTGTCTCGTCGTGTGTCATTCGTCGCTTCCTCTCACTTCGGCCACAGGCCTAACCTTTCGCACAAGCTGACCGCGGGTGGCGGTCAGCGCTCCGGCCACGCACAAGCGCGGCAGCTTTCCTCAATCGTTAGGCCGCTTGCTGCGGGCCACGGTCTTCGCACTCGTCGCGCAGCGGCGAACCCATCAATCCGTACTTGCGCAGCAGTTCCACGGCGCGACTTGGCAAGTCGCCAGGTTTCGGCGCATGGGGCGTGTACCGCTTCAGACTACTAGTCAGCATGCGAATCATCATCGCCAGTTCTTCGCGTTCGCGGTACACATGCTCCACGTCAGCGAAGCGCACCAGCGCATGCACCAGGCCATCCGGCGCGCTCACTTCCAGCGCCACATGCTCGCCCTTGTATAGCCCGCCCTGCGCGCTCTCAAACCCTCGCAGTGGCACGCCATAGGCGTTCTCAAACGGCGGCCTAACATGGCGCTCAAGCGGAGCCCCAACGGCCCCTGTGATTTCAGTGTCCATCCTCGTCCTTTCGTGCGGGCCGCTGGTGCCCGCTTAGCTCTACGTTAGGCCACCGCTTCAAGCGGGTCGCCGTCGTCATACACGCGCTCCGGTTCTTCCTCGGGCGGCGGCGGCTCCATGCCGTGCGGGCAGTGGCGCACGCAGTCAGCATGCCCAGGCCCGCCCGGCTCGCCGTAGTCGTACTCTCCGGTCTTCAGGTCCACGTACACCGCCTGTGAGCAGTTGTCCCAATCCAGCGGGCAGCGCCTGCCGCCTTCGGTCTTCCACAGCCGCGCGCCGTGGCTCACCGCGTCATCGGCGCCGGCCAGTTGCATCGCGGCGGTTATGAGTTCGTTCAGTGCTTGCATGCCTTGGTCCTCTCGCTTCGGAAACAGTGGCCTAACTGGTCGCTCAAGCGGAGTCGTCACGGAGTACCGTGCCGCCCCGCTTAGCTCCAACGTTCGGCTTCTGCTCGTAGCGCGTGACGGGGAAAAACATATCGCAGCCGCAGGCGATGCAGTACATCCAGTCTTCCCACCCGCCAATGCCTTTGCTGTCACCTGTGTGCAGGCGCTCGCTGCTGGTCCACCACGCGCCGCATTCGGTGCAGTGGTCAGGCGCGTCCGACTCGCCAAACTGGCCTCGGTAGTTCGCTGATGTTTTGTCCAGCACTCGTCGCTCCTTGAATTCACGCGCTCCGGCCACGGCCGAACTACTCGCCCAAGCCGACCTTCGGCGGCTTAGCTCAAACGTTAGGCCCGCAGGTCATCCGGGTGCATCTCCAGCAGCCTTGCCATCGGCTCCCGCAGCGTGTCCACGGCGGCGCGCAACTCGGCCAGCTTTTGCTCAAGCCCGGCAATGCGCGCTTCTTCCTCAGTCATCCCGTCGGCCACGTTGGCGGCTGCGTAGTAGGAAGCGTCATCGACGTACCGCGTCAGCGCCACGTTGGCGGCTGCGTAGTAGGAAGCGTCATCGACGTACCGCGTCAGCGAGCAATAGCCGCTCAGGCTGTAGCCGATCAACTGAGCGAATTGCTGGCGGTCGTCGTCGGTGAAATCCAGCACTGCCAGCGCGTTCATGTCGCAAGTCGGGTGCGTGTCCAGCAGGTGCTGCACGATCTTGTTCGCCTTAAAGCGCACCACGCCCTGCGCGTCGGTTGCCAGCGGCTGTATCGGGTTCTTCACTTTCACTCTCCTAGTTGGTCACGGCGGGCCTAACCCCGCCAATCAAGCGGACCGGCCGCAAGCGTCCGGCCGCTTATCGGCAACGTTAGGCCCCGAACTCACTCGTCCGTCACCGTCGCAGTGCGCGGCACTACGTAAGTGATCTCGCTCACGTTGAGCATCAGCCCCGGCTCATAGAACCATTGAACCGGCGCGTTTGGCATCTTGTTTACGCCGGCCACAATGTCCTTGACCAGTTGCACGCCATCGTTCACCTTGATCGCCAGGCGTTCGCCGCTGCGAAAGCCAATGAAGTAGTCCGCCATGATTTCCTTGCTTCGGAGCCACGGGGCCTAACCCGTCGCTCAAGTTGAGAGCCAACGGCGTCCACCGCCGTCGCGCTCCGGTTATTTGGGTGCCGCCGTTGTCTCCAACTTAGCTCCCACGTTAGGGCGCACGCGGCGGGCGCAGCTTGTGCGCCTTCAGCAGTGCGGCTTCGATCAACTCAGCAGGCGTCTCGGCCTGCTCTGCCATCCACTGCACCAGCCATTCAGGCAAGCGCAGCGGCACGTTTACCCGGCGCAGGCCGGGCGGGGCGGGGGGGCGACCCCCTTTGCTTTTGTTGTTCATGCTGCGTAGCGGGTGAAGATGCCGGTAGCGCCGCAGGCGAAGCACTCGCCGCCCTTGCGGTGCTGGAACTGTGGCAGGTAGCCGCGGCCAGCGCACTTGGGGCAGGCGTTGGCGGCCTTTGCGGCGGCGCGTGCTGCGGTGTCGGCCTTCACCGCAGCGATGCGGGCTGCTTCGACAGCGCGGGCGGCTTCCATGTCGGCGGCAACTTCGGCGGCGGTGCGGGTCTCGCCAGCGAACAGGGCTGCGAGGAAGTCGATTTCGTTTGCTGCGGTGTTCATGTTGTTTGCTCTGGGGTTTTCTGTTGCGATGTAGTTACTGTAGCACAGCAACAGCCAGCGTCAACAACTATTTTGTAACACGCAAACATGGCCGCCCTTCGGCACCAGCGCCCTAACCCCTTCGCACAAGCTGACACGCCTGAGGCGTGCAGCTTTCCTCAAGCGTTAGGCATCACTATCCACCAGCGGCGCCATCTTGTCGGTTTTGCACATCCACAGGCTGCATCTCGGGCAAAGTTCTCCGCTGTAGTCGCGCGGCAGTCTCTGCATCGCGCACTGCCTGAAAATGTGCGTGAACTCTCCGCAGCCGCAAGGCGCGTGGCCTTGCTTGTATTCGTCGGCCGTCATCGGTCTAGCTTGCATTTCCGTATCGCCACCTTCTTTGCAGTGATGCCTAACCCCTCGCTCAAGCTGACCCGCTACGGCAGTCTTTGCGGGCTCACTCCGGTCATTGTTCATGTTCCCTCCGTGCGCCCGCAAAGCCTTCCTCCGCGGGCAGCTTAGCTCGCACGTTAGGCCCGCAAAAGCTCGCCCAGCGCATGCAGAGCATCAGGAAGGTCATCGTAGCCCGCCGTTACGGCGCAGTGCGCGGCAGATCGCCACCGCTCGCGCTCCAGCGCAACCGCGCGCGCCAATGCCTTCTCGGCCTCGATGCGGATGCACACGGCGTAAGAAACGCCAGGCGGCTGGTGCAGCGTCAAGCGGCCGTTCTGATACCAGCCAACCGTAGGCGCGTCCGGGCCTAACCCCTCGCTCAAACCGAGCCCCAAAGGCGGGGCAGGTTCGTGGTTCTCGTGGATGTCTTTGGTGCTCATGTGTTTTCTCGCTCCGGCGCCGTGCCGCTGTTGCATCGACTCTACGCACAGTCCGCGCTCCGGCAATAGGTAAAAACCCTAGTCTCCGGCTGCGTGCAAGCGCTCAGCAGCTACAGCGTTGACAAACTCCAGAAACTCGCTAAACGTGCGCTTGTCCATCTTCGACGTGCGCGAGCCCAGCATGACGACACCGCCATTCAGCCCCATGGCTAAGCGCGCGGTTTCTTGGCGGAAAGCAGCTGTAAGCAAATGCTTCCAGTCTTCCGGCTCCATCTTCACCATGCGCCCGTTTACAGGCCACTCAAGTTGCGCGGAAAACTCCGACAACAAAGCCCAGAGCGCCGCGTTTTGATCTAGCGAGCGGGTCGGCGGCTTGATGGTGACGACGTGCCCATGCTCTGCCTGGCGGATGGCGTCCACAGCACGGCGGCGGGCTTCGTCGTGAACTAGAACAAACTTCACGCGAGCACCCTGCGCAGCGTCTCATTCAGCGCTGACAATTCCGTGTGCTTTGTAACGCGCCACATAGCCCGCTGCCCATGAAGCCCGTTTAGGCCGCCCCTATGGCAATCCGCACACAGCGCAACCGAGGTAAACCACTGGCCCTGCTCTATCTCGTGGCACTCGCTAGGCGGCGGGGCGTCACAGATCACGCAAGCCGTGGACTTCACGCGATCGATGTGAGCGCGCTCCGCCTTGGTGGGTGCGGGCTTGTTGCGAGACTGCATGGCCTGATCTAGAACGGGATGTCGTCGTCCATGTCGTCAAACCCGACTTTTGCCGGCGCGGCGGCAGGCGGCGGGGGCGCGCGGCGCGGGGGTGGCGGCGGTGCGCTGGCCGTGCTCTTGTTGTAAGCCGACAGCACAGCAGCGGCGAACTTCTCCGATGCGTAAACGTGATTCCACCACTTGCCGTTGTCCTGCTTGCGCGCGGGCCAGCTCACGAACGGGCCGTTGCTGCCGTTGACGATGCGGC